GTAATAAAAAAATATTACTTTTTGTTTGTAGGGTCAAAAAAAAATATTACCTTTGCACTGTCAAAATGAAACAAGAATATCAATCATTAAATAATATAAAGATGAAAGAGTCAATCAAAAAACAAGAAACACAAATATTTTACGAATGGTGCTATAGTAAGTTTGAAGTGCATACAAAATTAGAACTCAAAGGGCGCGGTATAACTAAATCAGAATACAATAATGATATATACTTTGTAACACCCAAAGCCTTTCAAAAACTTGAAAAAACATACACTTGCACTCGTTATGATGTTTATTCATTAACTGACTAATATCACAGACCCAAGCAAGTCTATAAACTGCTTTCTATCTTAAAAAAATCAATCAAAAACACGAATATGAAAGCAGCAGCAAAAACATGGTCAAACAGTCTCAAGCACAAAGCCCGCAAAAAGTTATTAGAGATATATAACTGTTACGAGCCAAAAAAAGTAAAGTTTATCAAAAACGTAATCTTTTACCCCAATGGTAGAGCTTCAAAGATAGGTTTTGCACACGATTACAGCTTTTGGGCATGGTAACACCTTAAAGACCTAAGCAAGTCTAAAAACTGCTTTCAAACTCAAAAAACAACCTAAAAATAACACGAATATGAAACCAATGAACAAACAAGAAGCAGCATTTGCATACCTTACATTACAATTTAGCTTTGTTAGACCTCTTGAATTAGTACTCAGAAACCTTAACGAGGGTATATACGAATATGGTAACCAGCAAGACATGAATTTTCTCAATGAAACATTACAAGATTGCGTTAATGCGTTGCTTAATGCCCTTAATATTAACCTCGAATGCCCTGCCCTTGAGGGTACATTCTCAAAAGAAAATGAACAAAAATTCATCAAGTATTTTACATTGTTAAAGCAAAAATATCAAGAATATTCAGATGTAATAGAACTCTAACAAAAAGCCCCGAGCAAGGCGCAAAAAGACTCAATTTTTCAACCAGTAACACCTAAATCAATCAACCTATGATACCAACTATTCAACCAATGTTAAACCTAACAGATCTTATAGCTGACAAATACTATATCAGTACTATCTATGATGTCGATTTCAAAAACTATCAAACTACAGTCTTTGACATGGACACAATTACCTGTATATTCGAGCAAACTACTACCAGTTATCGCATGGCAAAAGGTAACCATCAGAGAGCGTTAGAAACTTATGTCAATAAGGCAAACCAAATAGGGGCACAAATTATCTATGAATACTCATATAATTGTTATGCTGTACGTACTACTTTGCCACTGAAAGGGCGTGGCATAACTAAATCAGAGCAAACAGAGGGGCTGTATTATGCCACCGAAAAAGCTCTTGAAAAGCTAAAATCACAATATAAATGCGCCCCTAATATAGATTACTCAATATAATCAGTAACACCTAAACACCTACCAAAATGAAAAATACAGATAAAAAAACAGTCTTTTGCCTTGCATGGCAGTTCTTCAAGCAAACAGGGTACGCCTTTTCAGAGTGTCTTAAAAAAGCATGGGCAAATATCAAGCTCAAAGCCAAAATGAAAAGCCAGATTGTAGAATTTCACTACAAGAAGTTAGACGGCTCAATACGTCAAGCCTTTGGCACATTGTCAAACACACCCCCTACCACAACCAACCGCAAACCTAATGAAAACCTTTTTACCTACTTTGATACAGTCAAAAATGAATGGCGTTCATTCTATAAATTTAACATCTTAGACGTGGCATAAAAAGCCCTTCATTTTCGAAGCAGTTAAAATTATTTTCGTATCTTTGCAGATGTATCAGAACAAAAAATATTCAAAGAAAAAACAAATTTTATACAAACGAGCATAGCAGCTTATTGCAAGCCATGTCGTACCTTTGCCCTATATACCAAGAGGTATATAAGGGTCTTTGAAATAGTGAAACACTTACAACCTTAATCTAAAACATTAAAAAATGACAATAGAAGTAAATGGCAAACCAGTAGAGGCATACCACCTTATAATGAAAAAAGAAAATGCCCTTGATATACTCAAGGGTAAAAAGAAAGTAGAAATACGAGCTTTTTCTGAAAAGTACAATGATTTATTCATTGATAAAAAACTATACAAAGAATATCAGAAAGACCTCGAAAACCCCAACGGTTCAATGACTATTGAAGACACGCTTAAAGATACTGCTTATATCTATTTCACTAATTACAACAAAACATGGGAACTTATTGTAGAGGTGTTAGATATAGCAGTCTATCAAATGACAAAAGAAGATATTGAGGTGCTGAATGAAGATTACGATTTTCACGATCTTGATAACGAATGGCAGCAGTATAAAGACCTAACAGAAGAAGAAATACCCATGTTTTATGGGTTAGGACTTGCTGATGTAGTGTCTCATAAAGGGCTCATCTCATAAGTAATACAATTAGTAATTTCAACCTAAAAGGTCTGTAAGTGTAATAACTTGCAGACCTTTTTTTATTGTTTAATCTCTAAAACCTTTTTAGTTATGGGTGAATTTTACGCAGTGCGTGTCAGTGGTGGTAAAAAAGAATACTATAAGACCAAAGCTGATTATCACGCAGGTAGAGCAAGGGCGCAAGACAGCGCAAGAAAACGAGCTGAAAGAGCGTTAGGAACTGCAAGGAAAAAGAAAAAGCAAATCAAAAACAGATAATCTTTAACCTATGCTTAACAGCGCTCAGCAAGTCATCGAGCAAATCGCTCAAAAAACCAACAAGGTGATACTATTTCACTCTATGAGTGGCAAAGATAGTATTGCCTTGTTACACTTGCTACACCCTCACTTTGACCAAATAACCTGTGTATTTATGTACGTAGTGAAAGACCTTGAGCATATTGCTCGTTATATGCACTACATCAATAAGAAATACCCAAAAGCAAGAATTATCCAAATACCTCACTTTTCGGTATTCTCTTACATAAAAACAGGACACTTGGGACACAGACAAAATGAAAAACAACGCCTTTATAACCTTGCAGAGCTTACTGATAATATACGAGAAAAAACAGCTATAGAGTGGGCTTTTTTCGGTTTCAAGCAATCTGATAGTATGAATAGGCGTGTAATGCTTCGTACTTATCAGGAGCAGGCTATCAATGAAAAGAACAAAAAAGTATATCCGCTTTCCACTTACAAGAATAATGACATAATAGAATACATCAAAGCGGAAAAACTCATCACTCCCGAAAAGTATGGCAATAGCCAATCATCAGGTACAGACATAAATGACCTTAACTATTTGCTATTCCTTCGTAATCATTTCCCTAATGATCTGAAAAAGGTAATAGCTGAATTTCCATTAGTAGAACGCAAACTATACGAATACGACTATGAAAGAGCTAAAACAATCTGAAACTATCACCATAAACCGTTCCCAAATCAACCTAAATCCTTACAACCCTAAAAGACACACTGACAAGGAAATCAAAAATCAACTTGCTAACCTCAAAAAGGTAGGGTTCAACGGAGGCATAAAGTGGAATAAGGTAACAGGCAACCTTATAGACGGACATCGTCGTATCAAAGCCATGGATATATACTACAAATATGACGGCACTCCTGAAACTGATTACCAAGTAAAAGTAGAAGCCGTTGCATTTGATATAAAAACAGAAAAAGAACAACTTACATACGAAGCACTTGGCAACACCCGTGCTGATTATTCCCTTGTGGCTGAATATATTAATGATATAGATTACACTAACTTAGGACTAAGCGACTACGATATAAATGAGCTTTCTCATTTTGTAGTTGATGTAAACGACTATATCCCACAAGTAGAAACGTATGAAGACCTTATCACCTCACAAGAGGAAGAAGCTACATACGAAGAGAAAAAGGAACAGATCAAACAAATGAAGCAGCAAGTAAAAGAAAAAGCTATAGAGAAACAAAAAAATGAAGACGCTTTTATCACTCTTTCCTTTTCCACCTACGAAGCCAAATCGGCTTTTTGTGAGATTATAGGAATAGACCCCGACGAACGTTTTGCTAAGGGTGAAGCTGTCCTTAATATGATAGAATAATTTAACACTTTGAACAATCTATTATGAAACCTAATACAAATAAACCAAGCTTAAAAAAATTTGCAGAAATAGCTGAGAAATCAGGTGGAAATATATCCACAATAGCAAAAACTTTCAAGGTAAGCCGTACCACAGTATATCAATGGGCAAAGGAAGATCCTGAATTTCAAGATGTGATAGACGACCAAAGAGGAAGGATATTAGACGAGTGTATCGCTACATCAAGGGTGTTGGCTCGAGGTATTCCTATCTTGGACGAAAACAAAAAAATAGTAGGATGGGAAGAGCGCCCAGATGGTCAAATGGTGCGTTATCTAATGAGTACGTTAGGTCGTAAAGAAGGATTTGGTGAAAATATAGATGTAACCACCGCTGGCAGTCCGCTATCTCAAGGGATCACCATTGAAGTAATAGACAAGCGAGAACAAGTACGAACCGATGATAATACAGACAACTAACATATATACGAAAGTAGATAATGCAATTAAGCAAGGATATACTACTGTATCAGCGCAAGGTAGTAGCCGTAGTTCCAAAACCTATAATATCCTGATTTGGCTTATTGTCTATTGCTTATCGCACCCTAAGACACGCCTTTCGATTGTCCGAGCTACCCTGCCTGCTCTCAAAGGCTCTGTATTTGTCGATTTCAAGGAGATACTGTATAAACTAAATGTATTCGATGAAGATAGTATCAATAAGTCTGAAATGATATACACCTTTGCCAATGGTTCATGGGTGGAGTTCTTTTCCACAGACAGCGAGCAGAAGCTCCGAGGGCGCAAGCGTGATGTATTGTATGTAAATGAAGCTAACGAACTCAAGTTTATTGAGTTCCAACAGCTGAAAATGCGTACCACTCAATTCTCTATTGTGGATTATAACCCCTCCTTCTCTGATGACCATTGGCTTTGCGAGCTGAATAAAGACCCTCGTACCTATCACTTTATATCCACCTATAAGGATAACCCATTCTTAGAGCAAACGATTATTGACGAGATAGAGAGTTTGCAGCACAAAAACCGCTCCTTGTGGCAGGTATATGGATTAGGACAGCAGGCAATGATCGAGGGGCTTATCTTTGAAAAAGTTACCATTGTGGAGGATATACCTATTTGGGCAAAGAAACGTTACTTAGGTCTTGACTTTGGTTTTACTCACGACCCTACCGCTATCGTGGAGGTAGCTTTTTTAGACGATAAGGTATATATTGATGAAATATGCTATCAAACACAAATGCTCACCAGCGATATTATCCAAGCCCTTCAGCAGCACCGTTCCTATAAGATTATATCCGAGAGTGCTGACCCCCGCTTGGTGAAGGAAATAAAGAATGCAGGCTATAACATCACCGCAGTAACCAAAGGGCAAGGCTCGGTTATGGAAGGGCTTACCAAGATGTTAGAGTATGAAATATGTATCACCCAAAGGAGTGAGAACATCATCAAAGAGTTTAAGAATTACACCTATGCACAGGATAAAAGTGGTGCTTTCCTCAATGTACCCATTGACGCCTTTAACCACGCAATCGATGCCGTAAGGTACGTATTCTTAGAAGAAATATTAGGACAAAACCGCAAGAGAAAAGACTTAACAGGAATATTTTATTAATGACGAATGACTAACCCCTAACACCTAATGAAAATTAATAACATAGACATACATACCTTACATGCTAAGTTGGTAGAGGGTTCGTTAGCGAGCTTGCTATCCTATCCAGCCTTGAAGTCTTTGAATAAAAACGACTGGGCAGAGGAAAGCAGCTCGGAATACGACCTTTCAGCCCCGCAGCTATCTGCTAAGGAAATTACCCTACAACTGTTATTACCTGAAAGTCTATATCCCAATTTGGTAACGCTCCTTTCAGTTCGTGCCTATGCTAATTATACCTTTGACTTTATCAACCTAACCTACCGGTTGCGATTGATTGGTCTTAGCAAAACCCAAGTCAGTGGAGGTTATGTAACAGCTGATATTCGTCTTTCCGATGATTTTCCCTTACAAGGATATACTTATCAAGCACCAACGCTAACCGCTCACCATGTAGAAGCTTATATTGACGGCAAAAACCTAACCCAGTATGGTATAACCCTATTGGAGGGGACACAACAAGAGCTTATCACAGCAGGTAACGCCAAAACACCTTATACAGCTCAAAATAGTACTATGAGTGGTCTTATAGCCGCTGATGTACCTATATACTTTCAGGAACGCACCGTAACGCTCAAATGCTTTATGTATTTACCTATAACTGATTTTATCAAAGGATATTTTGCCTTACTCTATGACCTTGTAAGACCAGGAGAACGAACCCTAAGCTATCAAGGAAAATCCTACAAGTGTATCTATAAAGACAGCAAAATTACCGAACTCTATATTGACGACCCGCTTATATGGGTCAAGTTTGATTTACAACTAATAATTATCTAATACTATGCAACTACACTTTAACAGCACCTATATAGACGTCCTTCCTACCGATGAGAGCTATCGTTACCGCTCCATTATGGGAGAGCATACGCTTAACCTATACTTTGCCCTATCTACTTACACTGAAATCCCTACTGGGGCATGGTGTGAGTTTCAGGGGGAACGTTATACCCTTAATCAGCCTGCTAAAGTGGTGAAGCATAACAGCAGACACTTTGAATATACCCTTACCATGGACAGCGAGGGGGCAAACCTGAAGAATTACAAGTTTCGCAACCCCAATGATAAGACCCTCAAGTTTCCTTTCACAGCCTCCCCTCGCTATCACGTTCAAATATTGGTAGATTGTCTTAATATGATAGACAGCGGCTGGCAGGTAGGAACCACGATTGAAGCTAATGAGAAACTTATCAGCTACAACCATAATAACTGCTTGGAAGCCTTGGACATGATCGCCAAAGCCTTTGAGACAGAATACGAGATTATAGGTAAAACGATACATCTTCACAAGGTAGAATATTTCAAGAATAATCCATTACCTCTCCAATATGGCAAAGGCAAAGGCTTCAAAACGGGTGTAAGTCGTACTACCGAGCAAAGTCGTATTACTCGCCTCTATGTACAAGGAGGAGACCGTAATATTGACCGCTCTAAGTATGGCAACAAGGAATTATTACTACCCAAATCACAAGAATACGTATATGAAGGGGTAACCTTTGTTTCAGACGACAAAGGCTTGTCCATAGCTATCAAGAATGCACAAAACAACGGCCTTATCAACGAACAAAGCCTTGATTTGTCTCATATATACCCAAGTCGCAAAGGTACAGTGTCAGCTGTTTTTGAGGTTGATAAAGCCAAACATTTCTATGACTTTGCAGATACCTCCATACCTCAAGCGCTGAACTTTTCTGACCTCCAAATCAAGGGAGAGAAAATGGTGATATACTTTGAAAGTGGTATGTTATCAGGGCGTGAGTTTGAGATTAGTCGTTACGAGCATAGCAGCGGATACAACCATAGTACACGCCGCTTTGAGATAGTCCCCAAGGAAGAAGATGGTACCACCATGCCTAATGATATATTTAAACCCGCTGTGGGTGATCGTTATTCTGTATATAACATACACCTACCCGCTGCTTATATTTGCGACAATGCTACCAAGTCAGGAGCCAGCTGGGAGATGATGAAGGAAGCATGTAAGTATCTGTATGAAAATAGAGCTGACCTATTTACTTTCACTGGTGATTTGGACGGAATATGGGCAAAAAAGAACTGGGCTAATGTAGGAGGTCGTCTTAAAATGGGGGGATATATCAACTTTTCAGATAATGAGTTTCAGCGTACCCCAGTGGCTATTCGTATCGTAGGGCTTAAAGAGTACGTTAATAATCCATACAGCCCCCAAATAGAACTATCTAACAAAGTACAAGGGCAATCTTTTTCCTCTGAAATACGCAAACTCCAAAATCAAGAAGTATATTTTGGAGAAATGAACAAGAAAGCTATATCCGAGACTAAAAGAAGTTGGCGTAATGCCTTAGAGACCATCAAGCAGGTAGAAGAAGCCTTTCCTGAATATACCAAGAGCATTATTCCTGCCACTGTGCAAACGATGATGGCCTTAGTGGGTAACAAGGCAGGACAATTTGCTTTTGTTGCCAATAAGACCAACCCTATCACCGTACCTCATACATTGTACTTTGATAGGAACAACAAGCAAATCAATGCTGGCAGCGGTTGGATTAAGCATTACACCCTTGGTACAACAGACATCAAGCCAAGCCACTCCGCAGCTGATTATAAGTATTGGTATGTTTCCTCCTTTGTATCAGGAAGATTGGACGATAAAGCAAAGAGCTATTACCTCTATATCAAGGCTAATAAGGCCATAGAGACAGCCGAGTTTGTTCTATCAGAGAACAAGATAGGCATGGAAGAAGTAGCAGGATTTTACCACTTTCTATATGCTACGGTCAATTCAGAGTACGACGGAGAGCGAGGAATAGCCCAGCTCAATGGCTTTACCGAGATTACAGGCGGGCAAATGGTAACCAATCGTATTGCTTCAGGTAACGGACAGCAGTTTATAGCCCTATACGACGATCGTATAGAGATAAACGCACATCTCCAAATCTCAGACAGCAACAAATTAGAGTTTAAACAACTTGTCAATCCTGATTTGCAGTCATTGGAGAATAGACTCAAACAATATTCTAATGAAAATAATGCAAAAGGAGAGATATACCTAAGAGGTACAGGATTAAACAGACACGCTGCACCTATTATTCAGATTAATGGACAAAATATAGTTCCTGACAATTATAGGGGACTATATCTCGCTGTTATTCGACGTTCAGATTTGCAAGTAATATTCCAGCAAAGTTATGATACTTATGGAGCTACTGAAGAAAGAAAAGCATTAGCAGATAGACTAAATACCCTTAATAGTGATGTATTAGTTACATTAGTTTCAAGAGATACTGCGTTTGTAGATCCATACATATTAGGTACTGATGAATTGAAAAATGCTCTCATTCGTTGTGGGGCTAATGATGACAACTCAAAATACGTTTCAAGAAAGCCATACGCCTTTTTAGGTATTCCTAACATTGGCAAGGGTAATGGTATAGAAGTTTATACATCAGATACAGGAAACGCTCCCTACGCTGAAATTGCTACTAAAATCATCAATGGCACACCACAAGGGATAAATAGTTCTTTCAGTGGTATGCTACAAACAGCTAAAACCGCCACTGAAGACTATGCACGAGCACAAGCGGACTTACTCAAGTTACAAGCCATAGCAGAAGCTAATCGGAATGCTGGATTAGCTATTACAGCTGAACAACAAGCACGTATCCAAGAGGCAGAACGGAACTTGCAAGCAGCTAAGGCACATGCTGAGCGGGAAGTGAGTAAAATTAATATTGGAGGTCGTAATCTTGTATTAAGTTCCAAAGACAAGCGCATATTAAGAGATTATACAGGTACGTTTTATTTACTTTCAGAGCCAGTAAAGCCCAACGAGCAATATATGTTTTCTTGTATGTCTGAAAGAAATGGAGCAATTGTTGCTTATTTCTCAAATGAACTTGGAGGAGAAAGACAATATATATCGGGAAACATTCAATGGGGTAAGAATGTCGATTTAGTAACTCCTAACAGAGCATGGAGAGGTATAACTATATTTCATGAGGTTCGTGGCATTATTCCTACCCCTACATCATCTATTGAACTTGTAAAACTCGAACGTGGTAACAAGCCTACTGACTGGTCGCCAGCTCCTGAGGATGTGGATAGTAAAATTGCTAATATCAATTCCGATTTAGAGACTATCAGACAAAACGCTGCAAGAATTGAAGCCTTAGAAAACAAGAATAAGGCTAACACAGACCAGCGTATCGGCAAGCTTGACCAAAAAACAGCTTTTCTTAATGAGACGCAGATAGCAGGCAATGTGGTAGCTACTGGTACGATGATTGTAGGGAATACACTCGGCGCAAAAGCAGGTATCACGGGCGTAGGTAATGCTAATAATGAAGAAAGGTTTTGGGCAGGAGAAACTTATGATAAAAGAAAACAAGCGCCTTTTCGCGTAACAGAGGACGGAAGTATATATGCTTCTAAAGGGAGAATAGGAAATTTCAATATAGAAAGTGGAAAAGACACAAGCCTATTAGCAAATGGACTTACCATAGCTTCTAATGGAATTATTAAAGCCTTTGGAGGAGTAACAAATAGGAGTACTCAGGTTATTATAAACGATCCGGCACAATTACAAGAACTTGTAGGCACACGTCCTGTTGCGAGTATTTATTCATCAGGATTTGGGGAAACTGCTCATACAGCCTTACACCTAACAAGTAGAGGTGGGGGTTATAATGCAGCTCTTGTATTAGAAGCAGGGAATGGGACAAATGGAGCTACTGCTATAGACATCAGAAGTGGAGATATACTTGTAAAAGGTAAAAAAAGTTTCTCGGGTACAATAAACATTGGTAATGTTAAGATAACTGTGACTAATGGAATTATCACAGGAGCGCAATAAATTAAAATTTTATATATCATGCAAATCATTCAACAAACAACGCGTATCACCGCACAAGAAGAAGTACAAGGAGTAAATATTATGTACTCTTACGAATTTGAGAAAGGACAAAACCCTTACGTGATAGCTGTCTCAGCTTCTCGTATAGGCGAGGACACTCCTTATGGAGCTCCTATACAAGGAAACGTAACTGAGAGTAGTTTTAACATAAACAACTCGAGCTCCCAACCCTCAGATATTGAGCTGTACAGACATATTTACGATGTTTGTTTAGGAATCATCAAAGGAGAAAGCAACGAAAAACCAAAAGCCAATGATAAGGAAAAATAGGTTTCTCGTGCCAAAAGGGTATAGGGCAATTACCCTATATCCTTTCATCTTCGTTCGTAACGATAGTGATAAGTACGATAAAGAGCTTATCAATCACGAACGTATCCACTTGCGACAGCAGGTAGAGACCCTGATACTTCTCTTTGCCATTTGGTATTTCCTTGATTTTCTTTTCAAGTATTTACGCTATCGCAATTGGGATAAGGCTTACCGCAATATCATCTTTGAGAGGGAAGCCTACGCCAACCAAAGCAACCTCGACTACCTAAAGGTAAGGGGTATGTGGTGGTTTTGGGGGCAATAACCAACGACTAATGACTAACAACTAACCGTTAATTATCAATGACACTACAAGAACTAAACGCCCTTCCCGAAAGCGAGCGTATCACCCAACTCAAGAAATTCCCAGCTAAGCGCCCCGATACACAATCGCTTATCAAGGATTGGGATTATACCCAGCACGATGTTTTTGATGAGGAATTACGCCCCAAGCGAAGGGTGCTCGTCAAAGAACAAGAAGAAAACAAAGATGGTACTATCAAATCTCCCGCTCAATTCAGGTGGGAGGACGTCAATCGTATGGCTTTACCCTTAGAGCAGGACATCGTTAATATACATACCGCATTTACAGTAGGTACACCTCCTAAGATCACAGCCAACGCTACCGAAGCTGCTGAACAAGAGCTTATGGAGCTGCTCGACAGAATTCATCAAAAGAACAAACTCCCTTATGATAACAAGCGCTTGGTGCGTTCGTGGTTTGCAGAGTGTGAGGTAGCCGAATATTGGTATGTAAAACCTGCCAAGGAGGACGATCCTAACCCTACCTATAGGCTTAAGTCTATGATTTGGTCGCCTTTCCGCGGAGATACACTCTATCCTTACTATGATGAGTATGGTGATCTGATTGCTTTCTCTCGTGAGTACAACAAAACAGATAGCAAAGGCATACAATCTACTCGTCTTATGGTAGTGGATAATCAAAATGTAACCATCTATAGCAATGGTACCCAAATAGAGCAGTACCCACACGGATTTTCCAAGATCCCTATTATCTATATGAAGAGGGAACGCCCATTGTGTGATAAGATACGCACCCTCCGCAATCGATTAGAAGTACTGTTATCCAACTTTGCCGATTGCCTTGATTATAATTTCTATCCGAAAATGGTTGCTTCAGGTGAAGTTGTAGGCGTACGCAATAAGGGAATGACAAGTGAGATAATCCAACTCGAAAACGATGCTCAAGTATCCTACCTTACTTGGCAGCAGTCCCCAGACATGGCTAAGTTAGAGTTTGATAACCTTACCTCTCGTTGTTATGCCCTTACTAACACCCCACAAATCACCTTTGAAGCCCTGCAGGGTCTCGGAAATACCTTGAGCGGGAAGGCTTTCAAGTTTATGTTTATGGGGACACACATGGCAGTAAGCAACCACGCCGAGACCGTAGAAGAGTTTTTACAGCGTCGTATTAACTTCCTCCTATCAGCCATTGGCAGTCTTATCCCTAAATATGCCCCAGTGGCTAAACGGCTACAAGTTAATATAGAGATTGTCCCTTATATGATAGACAGCCTTACCGAACGTATAGCCGATGCTGTTAGTGCCGTACAAGGAGGAGTAGCCTCGCTCAAGGAGGGAATTATATTGGCAGGTATCACCGACAAGATAGATGAAGAACTCGCCCAAATAGAGAAAGAAAAAGGAAAAGAATTATTTAATTAGCGCATTAGCAAATTAGCATTATGGACTTAGAACAGTGGAACGAATACCACCAAAACCAAACAGAGAAAGATGTATCCAAGCTACTACAGTTATTGGACGAGGTGCTTAAAATGGCCGTGCTGTATTATGGCATGCAGGCGTTGAACAAGGGAAGTGATTTATTTACCTTTGCTCTATATCCCGTGCTTAATAAAAAGATAAACAGCCTTTTTGAGCGCTTCCAAAATACCTTTTCTCAAAAGATGAATTTCTATGTAGATAAGCACTACAATATTTCTCATAACAAGTTCAAGGAGGTATTCGATAGCATACAAGGGGCAAACGAACCCTTTAAGCCACTAAGGAAAAAGAATGTACAGACAGAAGCCCTTCGCTCGGCTCGTGTATGGAACTTATCCAAGCAGTATCGTACAGAGATAGAAATGGCTTTGGATATAGCTATTTCAGACGGCACACCCGCCAACGAATTAGCTTTCACCCTCAAGAAGTATTTGCGCAATCCTGATAGTCTGTTTCGTCGTTATCGTGATAAAAATGGGGTGTTACAGCTATCTAAGAAAGCTAAGGAATACCACAGCGGGCAAGGCGTGTATCGCTCTGCCTACAAGAATGCCGAGCGCCTGGCGCGTACTGAAATCAATATCGCCTATCGCAAGGCTGATATAGAGCGCTGGCAGTCTATGGACATGATAGCAGGGTATGAAATCAAGCGGAGCCGACACCCCTACGGCTGTGAGATCTGCGACATGATGAAAGGAGTTTATCCCAAGAGCTTTGTATGGGTAGGTAATCACCCTAATTGCCGTTGCTATATGACCCCTATTTTCAAGGCCGACCTAAAAGGGAAAGAACTTACATTAAACTCTAAGCTAACAAACTGGATAGCCTCCCACGAGGAAAAAATCACAACAGCAAGTAGTACGCCTATGTTTCTATGGGGAGTAGATGGTCAAAGTGAGGGTATATCCCAAAAGGTTATACAAGCAATACAGCCTTTTAGTAGGAGTACTTATGTAGCCTTTGAACCTTTCTCACCTGTGATTATTGAGCATTTGAAGAAGATAAAACACAACGCAGACAAGCAAAAACTACTACAGGAAATCATAGACGATAATAGAGCAAAACTCGTCTTTCAGCACGAGACAAACGGTGCTAAAACTGTTATCTTTGACCTCCATAGAGATAAAGGAGAAAGCCTAAATAACACGTTAGAAATAGCAAAAGCACTTAACGAGAAAGGAAAATCAGTAGCTCTATTACCTGAGTATGATAAGATTAGTAGTGCCGATGCTATTGTGGAGTTCAAAAATAAATTAGTTATTGCTGATTTTAAGTATCTAAAATCAAAAAAGATAAACACCTTACAAAAAGAATTATATGAAGGCTTTGAGCAGATTGGAATTAGTAAGAGTGATTATATAAAAGAAATATCTACTATTGTATTAAAATTAGAAAATGGCAATACGGATTTGTTTGTACAAGCGATTGAATATTTAAAAAGGAATAATAAGGACTTAGGAAACATAACACTTATTAATAAATATAACAAAATCAAGGAATTAGAAAGAAAAGATTTAATAGGTGATAGGTATAAGAAAATTGTAAAAGGGTTCTTATGAAAAAAAGAGAATGTTTGTTTATACAAAACATTCTCTTTCAATAAAGTATTTAAAGCAAGAGGCCAGCTTAACATCTATCGCTTGCGTATAGCTTCGCACTCCTCTTTTGGTGGGATACCCCAAAACTTTAAAGCCATTATTTGTATGGCAAAGGTACAACAATATTTCTAAATAGCAAAGAAATTAGGCTAAACTTTCAATTTCTTTGAGTTTTTCAATATAATACGCTTTGAGACGTTGCAGGTCTTTGTCTGTGAATTTATTGCGACCTACTTGTAACCTTTTATGAGTAGTAGTTGATAACGCCTTGCCTATGGCAGCAGCAACCTGCCTATCTGATAGCTCTAATAGCTCAATTATATAGAGTACTTTTTCTTGTATAGTCATAACCCTTGCATTTGTGTTAGTTCCCAGTCAAGATATTTCTTGTACCATTGCCACGCTTCTTCAATGAATTGTTCAACAGAGATAATAGGGGCATATATACCCCCTGTGCTTATTACATTATTCTGAATAACAACAAACCTAAATTGTTCAAGTTCATCATATACGAATAGTTGCTGAGGCATGGCTCTGTATGTATCATTGAGATGTACAATCTCGCTATTCTCTTCAATAACCATTATCAGGCTCATATAGTGAGGAGAGTAGATATAGGTAAGGTCTATATTTGGCACAATAGGGTTTTCTGCTAATAAAAACTTAGGTATAACCACATCAGCTACCTCAATTTTTTGGTTAAAAACATCGTCTATATTCATATTATTTTATTTTTAAAGCCCTCAATTAAGAGGACTTTATGATTAGATATATCTGTATTGTGTTAAGTGCCGCCTGCCGCCGCCTACCTTGAACTTGCAGACCATCTCGCCTTGGTAATTGATAGGCTCGTCAAGTGTTATTGTAGTAGCTTGGTGGCCGTCGCAATCGTACTGATGCGCACTGTAACCAATAGTCATAGCAGGCAATTGCCATACCCCCCAATTCATAGAGTTAAGGTATAACAGCACTCGTCTGATGTTTGCTTCGTTAGTTTCAAAGATTTTGCCTTCTTTTATCTCATTTTCAATGCTGATAAAATCGACCTCAAGGGCTTGTTTAGCTTGCTCATTCTGATTTTTTTTATTTTGATGAACTTTCTTGCTAAATTCGCAGAATTGGGCATACCCATCTTTTATAACTTCTTCTATAACCTCGCCTTCTACATCGGTGCTGAATACTGGTTGAGTGGTGAAGTTCTGCCATTCTACTCTTTCAAAAGGCACTTCATTAACTTTTGGGTAACCTTGTTCTTTCTTTTGAAAGGTAACATTACCAGCTATTATATAAGTGTAGCGTTTTGTTGTGAAAAAATCTAATTTCATTTCGTTTAAAATTTTACTTGTTATACTTCTTTCTTTTTGACATTGCAAAGATACGAATTATATTTTATTGCGCAATACTTTTTATTACTTTCTTATCTTGACATATAGTTAAACTTTTCTTAATAAGCAAAACAAAAAAAATACAAAAAAAAAACAAATTATATACAA